AAGGTAGTTCGGCTCTTATAGATGTTATCCAATCAGGACAATATTCTAGAAAGAATCCTCTGCTACTTGAGATAACAACTGCTTCTCACAATATGCAATCGGTAGGCTACTTGGAGTATGAAGCCGCTAAAAAGATTCTACAAGGTATTACAAAAGACGAAAGATTCTTCACAATCATCTTTGAACTTGATGAAAATGATAATTGGAGAAACGAAAAGACTTATATCAAGGCAAACCCTAATCTAAATATAACTGTACCGCTTGAAGCCTTAATGCAAGCTAGAGATGAAGCGGTGCGGGTTTCATATAAGGAAACGGAGTTTAGATGTAAGAACCTTAACCAATGGATGAATGCAAACCATACTTGGATATCCGATCAAGTTTGGCAAAAGAATCTTCAAACTGATTCTTATGAAGAGAGGCTAGGGGAGTTCCTTTGTGTAGGAGCAGTAGACCTCTCCAAGAGGAACGATATAACTGCCTATTCAAAGTATTTCTATAGTCCTGAAGATGATAAGTACATTGCTAGACACAAGTTCTACATTCCTGAAGAACAGATTGATTCCAAGATGCGTAGTGACTCTATGCAAATCCGTAAATGGATTGAGCAAGGCTACGTTACCGCAGTTCCGGGCGAAACGATTGATTACCAATATCTCTATGATGACATTAAAGCAGACTTGAACAGGTATCACTTACAAGAGATTGCCTTTGATAAATGGAATGCTGCTGACCTTGAAAGGCAGATTGGACCGTTAACTACTCTAGTGGAGTTTCCGCAGAGCATGAAGAACATGAGTGGCCCTGCTAAAGATTTTGAAGCAACGATTCTAAAAGGAAAAATTGTAGATAACAATCCAGTAGTTAGGTGGATGAACTCTTGCACCGTTATCTATATCGATCCTTCCGGCAATATTAAACCACGAAAAGACGGCGATCCTGCCTCTAGTTCAAGGATAGATGGAATCATCACAAGCATAATGGCCTTGGCAAGACTTCAATATAACATTGAAAATAATCCTATAGATAATAGAACACCTGAAGAGATAGAAGCTGAAATGGAAAAGTTAATGGCAGAAATCGAATATTAAAAGAAACATACTAATTACTTATAAGCAGGGGATAAACAGTAGCTTCCTCCCTACTGCCCCTGCTTTTTATTGAAAATATAGAGGTTAAAAATAATGGGAATATTTGATAATATCTTTCGCAGAGAAAGTAAACAGCGATCCTTCTTTCCTGAGACTACAATCGGAAACTATCCTCTTACTTCTCTCTATACAGAAGATACAAATCCAACAGTCCAAGTTTGTGTAAATAAGATTGCAAATACCTTGTCTCAAACAAAACTATCTTTATATGTAAGAAAGAAAGGTGGTGGCAGAGTCCCTGCTGTATTTCATCCTTTGTTTGAAGTAGTAAAGAATCCATCGATTGAAGAAACTGCTACTTTGTTTTACTCAACTTTCATCAAACATCTTTTGATAAACGGCAATGCGTATATTTATTTAGGTCGGTCTGACAATGGTACTATTGTTTCATTCTCATTAATTAAACCGGAACTAGTTACGATTAAGAGAGATTCATCTTTCCGAAAGTATTTCACGATAGATGGTAAGAACTATACTGAATATAACATTCTCCATATACCATACCCTAATGGTTACGATGGTACTAAAGGTAAGTCACCTATAGAAACTGCAAAAGAGTTAATCGATCTAGACAATGAACTTCTCACTTACATGAAGAAATATTTTCAAAATAGTTTAGGTTCAAGACTTGCACTAGAGATGGGAGAAAAGTGGAGCACTAACGAGCTTGATAAGCTTTATGCAAAGGTAACACCCATTTTAAATAAGTATGTAGTTGGTGCTAACAATGCTGGCAAGATAATGATTCCGCCTCCTGATACAAAGTTTTCAAAGTTGGAACAGCCAAGTAACGTCGAAGCAGAACTTAATAGTCTGATTGAACGTGTAGAAAGACTTATAGCACAGGCTTTTAGTGTACCTTACGATCTTATTACAGGCGAGAATAGATACAACTCATTAGAACTTAGGCAAGCAAACTTCCTTTCTGAATGTATAGCTCCATTAGGAAATCATATATGTGAGAGCTTCGCCAAGCTATTAAATCCTACCGATACAGGTATCTACTTTGCATATGATTATAAAACTCTATTAATGACAGATACTAAAACCACAGTAGAGACTTTAACAAAAGAACTCGCATGGGGACTGATATCAATAAACGAGGCTCGGTCTAAATTAGACATGGATTCTATAGGTGATGCAGGAGATTATCAATTCTTCGGAGCAGGATACATTCCAGTTACAACTGACAACATAAACGCCTTCTTCGCTCAATCGAAATTACTACTACAGAATAAGACAAATCATTCTGGGGCTGGTGACGACAAAAAGTAAAAGAATCTAGGTAAAAAAATAACCTACTAATTTAAAAAGGGATAGATAAGTATGAAGAAAGTTCAATACATGACACTTCGCTCCAATGTTCAACTACAAGAAGGTGAAGATGGAAAGCAAAGGCTTGTTGGCCTAATACCATATAATAAGCGTTCTGAGTTCATGGGATTCTATGAGTACATCCAACCAACTGCTTTTAATAAAACACTAACTGATGGAGCCGATGTTAAAGCATTATGGAATCACGATACAGCAAAAGTTTTAGGACGAGTAAAGAACGGTAGTCTGATTCTAAGAAGCCAAGATGATGGTTTGTATTGTGAAGCAATTCTTCCTGATACAACGTATGCAAGAGATGCCTTTAACCTTGTCAAAGAAGGTTATGTCCAAACAATGAGTTTTGGATTCACACCTATTCAAGAAAAAGTAGAAATTGAAAATGGAAATGAAGTTAGATATTTAACTGAAGTCAAGTTATCTGAGATTAGTTTTGGAGTCGCGTTCCCAGCTTACGAAGCAACGGATTCAGTTGCACGTTCAATTAGAGGAATAGATTTAGAAAAACTATCTTCAGTATTAGAAAAAAACACATTCGAACAAAATGATTATGAAGATATAAAAACAACTATTAACGCATTAAACGATTTGCTTCCAAAGGAGACTGTAAGGGAAGAACCGAAAGTAGAAAACACTTCAGCCGTTCAAGAAAACACTGATGTCGTAGCTCAGACGGAATTCTTAACAAAACTTTTGGAGGGGATAAATGAGTTAAAAAGTAAATAAAAAAAGGAGAATTAAAAAATTATGGAAAACGTAGATAAGTTGGTGGAGCAGGTTCTTGGTGAAGTCCGTTCCATGAAAGAGGAAGTTGCCGCTGAAAAGAGGTCGCTTGAGGCACAGAAGGCCACTTTCAGTATTCAGAATCCTGCTAATGCACATGTTGAGACTGTTACTGAGTGGCGTGATATTGCAAATGCTATCCGTGAAAAGAGGTCCATTACCCTCTCTAGTACTGGAATGACTAATGTTGTTAATCAGATTGTTAAGGTAGCTGCTGCTAAGATGCCTTTACTTGGAAAAGTAAGGGTGTTTAATGGTCGCGATGCTTCCACGAACATTCCTGTCTGGTCTCCTTCTCTTGCAGTTCCTTCGAACTTCGCTGAAGGCGCAACCTCGATTAGTTCAGATTCAACTGCTGTCCTTGGTGTGACTTCTCTTACGCCTTATGCGTATATTAGCGTCCTCCCTGTAACTAATGAAGCTCTCTTGCTCACTGGTTCGAATCTTGAATCCGAACTTCCTGGCATTTTTGGAGAAGCTTTTGCAAAGGCAATGCACGCTGGTATCGTTACTGGTGGCGGAACTGGTCGTGATATGACTGGTATCTTTACCGCTGGTTCAATTCCTTCCGGTAACTTGATTGCTTGTGATGCAGCTGGTCTTCCTGTAATGGCAGATCTTGTTGAACTCGCTCTCAAGCTTCAAGACTTCTATGATGACGCAGTTATCGTGATGAATCCTTCTGTTTATGCGAATGTGATGGCTGATACGACTGCTGGAACCGATGTTTACAAGTCCGAGCTTGCTTCTAGAAAGTCTATTGAAGGTGTTCAGGTAATCCTTACTTCTTATGCTCCTACTGATACGACTGCTGGAAAG